TTCAGGTAATGGCAGAGGAGACCCTGCACCATCGGTGACATCTGGGTTGACTTCGAGGTAAGGCCAGTTGTTCGTATTGGCGGTTTTCCAGTTTGTTTCATATCCTTCAAACTGGCCTCCATATCCGATAAATGGCGCTTTCGGAGCCAGCGCCAGCATCTCTGCTTCCTGGCTGACCCAGTAGTTATACATACGCTGCGCGTCTTTCGCGTTACGCACTAGGCCACTGATGTAGAGCTGTCCGTCTACTTCAAACTCGTTGCCCACCACGCGGATGACCGGTATGTAATTACCAGCCCAGTCGCGTTCCTCTAAGACTTCAAAGCCGTTCGTCTTCAGCCACTTGACCTGACGGTGCTCGCTAGTGCGTGATTTCAAAGGCTTGCCGAACATAGCCTTGAGCTGCTTGTCCTGCGGCGATCCGTTAAACGCTGTGATGTTGTCAGGGTATAAATTTAAAGTGCGCTTTTCATGGTCGATATAAAAATACTCAGCAATACGGACGGTTTCTTGGCTCATCCACATGCTAAGAGACTGATCGCCAACGCCTTGCGACATCATTACGCTAATAGGTAACGCGTCAGGATACAGCCGCTCATACTCTTCTTTGGGTATGTCTTCGGTTATAAAGCACCATTCGGCGTCTGACCCGCATGGGTCATGGATCATTGGATCCATATAGACGCTGAAGCTATTACGGACGCGACCGATCTTCAGGTCTTGGTCAAACGAATCTTCGCGGCAATATTCCGTAAGGATTCGGATATAACCTTCGCCGTAGGTAACTTGATTGTCGCACGCGGTATCATATGCAACGTCCGCGTCGGAAAGGTATTCGATGTGTCTAACGATACCTTGAAAGACTTCTGCGACCGCAACGTCGGCTTTATCGTCCGCTGGGATGACCTTGCCGGAGGGTCTGTTTTGTCGTTGTTCATTAGTTACTAACCTGACATGCTGTGGCAGCTTGTTAATCGTCAGGCAGGGACGCGCGTTGATCGTCTGACCCTGCACCGCGCCTCTGGTCGCCAACACGTCAGCGGGCCATTGCCAAGCATTATCTGGAGAGCCTGCCATAAAACGCAAGTCGTCCAGCTCATCTTCTCTTGAGTCTGAATAGGCTGCGCTCGCCACCGTAAAGCGGTGACGCATCGTTGCCAGACGGTCGCCGTCTGGGTTGTCAGATACTTCGCCTGCGCCTACTACATCACTTGCAGCCACTGGATTTTCCACCCTTCTTGCTCGCTGCGCGTTTTACTGAATACGCGATTGCAACCGCCTGTTTCTGTGGTTTGCCAGCCTTCATTTCAGCTTTGATGTTCTTACGCATGGCGTTCTTAGATGATGACTTGACTAATGGCATTATTTCTTCCTCGTCTTAGCAGACTCTTTGAACGCCTTGGCTGTTGGTGCGCCCTTAGACCCAACTTTACGCATCTTCTCGCCCGATCCGGCTGCGATGCGTGCGCGTTTAGCATGAATATTACTGTAAAGTCCCGGCTTACTTGCCACAGTTCCACCTCTTCATAGATGCTTTAGCGCGTTCAGCGTTCTTAGACTTAGCGACTACGCCGCCCATACGCGCGCAGAAGCTCGCCTTACGGCCCTTGTCTGCCTCAGATTTAGGATTAGGTGCAGGTGCTTTCAGCTTGCTACCCGTGGCCTTGTTATACTTAGCACGGCCTTTAGCCGTCAGACCAGCGCCCGCTTTTGTCGATAGCTTCTCGCCACGACCAACAGATAATGATACCATTAACTTGCCATCCAACCAGACGATGCGGAGCCTTGACCATAGCTGACGCGGCGCTGGTTGTCTACTCGTTGCTCGCGTCTAGCGACAGGAAATGCGAAGGTCACCGCAATAGCATCCGCTGCGTCAGGTGAGGCTAGACCTCTCGACTTCATGTCCTTCTTAGACTCTAAGAAGATCGTTCCCTTCGAGTCAGGCTTCATCATCGGCCCGATGAGGTCTGACTTCAAATACCTGTCCTTCGGTATGCTCGCGTCCTTCAGCCAGTCCTTCATCGCGCCCCACATCTCCGCGCGTTTGTTGCCATACATTCCTGGCCGACTTGATTTGTTTCCAAAATTTACTCCGCGCACCTTGTAGCGCTGCTCCTTCAGCCGATCTACGACACCTGCGCCAAGTCCACCCTCATCTATGACGACCAGCGCTGGCTTATACTCTTCGATCACGTCGATGACCCGCCCCACGACCTCCATCGTGTCGTCGCCACGGTGCCGTCGGATGCTCAGTATGTCGCGGCCCTGCCTTATGGCGATGACGGTAGCGTCGGCACCAAAGCGTGCTGGATCCACTCCGACCACGATGGGCGCGGACTGGTCGGATATAGCGGGACGTTCCATTGCCTCGTCAACCAGCGCGTTTCCGATGAACTGGTCGTCGCTGGCGTTGGGGAACTGACCGTAGACCTCGACGTGCGCGGCGCTGGAGTCGGGGCCATACTCGTCAATGATCTGTTGGTAGACGGCCTTATCCGTGCCTTCGACGGAGCGGGCATCGACAATTTTATTTCGCCAAAAGTCTCGCTTGGAGTTAAAACACTCATAAAAGTAACCAGAGTTACGACGGGGGTTGCTGAAGCACAACCAAAAGCGATTAGGGGTATTTTCCGTAAAAAAGCCCGCTGCAACTGACCAGATACTATCATCAATTCCGCTCGCCTCATCGAATACCAGCATGACACCCGCGAAGTTGTGCACGCCAGCATATGCGTCAGGATTCTCTGCACTCCACAACCGCCCTTCTACGCCCCAATAGCGCGTTCCCATCTTCAGATCTCGTTCGACCAACTCCGCTATCCACTTAGCGGGCAGCACTCGCGTCGCGCTCACCTCGAACCAGTGACTGTGTATCGACATACTTAGCCACTTGGTTATCTCAGCCCAGGTGACGCTACGGAGCTGCGCCTCACTATTGGCCGATACGATGGTCGTCGAGCCGATCCTAGTTGTCAGCATCCAGATCGTTAGCCAGCTAACTAGCGCAGACTTACCGATACCGCGCCCTGAACTGACTGCAAGGCGCAATGTCTCGAAGTCTATCTTGCCGTCGTTGCTTTTGATGTGATCGCGCAACTCAACGAGCACTTCCCGCTGCCACTTGCGCGGGCCTTCAAAGTGTTCAAGTGGCGTATTCGGTTTCTTCCACGGGAACGCTAATCTGACGAAGGCCAGCGGGTCGTTTTTCAGCGCTGGATTCCACAGCGTCGCCATCAAGCGCTGTTCTTCCTCCGGCGAATATACCGTCGTTTGCATCTATGATCTGCCCTTCAATCACGCGCTGTTGCGCTTCTTGAAGCGCCGCCGTGATGCTGATCGTCTGGTTAACCTCTACGCTGACAGCCTGCTTGGCTACCCAGCCATGTGCGTGCTTCAGCATCTCAAGCGCTGCTTTGCTATCGCCCGCCAACGCCGCTGTGCGGAGCACCGCAGCCATCTCCGCTTCGCCTTCAGCGCGGCCCTTATACTCGGCATACTCCGCTATCGGGTCAAGCTGTATCAATCGCCGATATTCTTGCGGCGTCATGCCAGCCGCATAGGCCAGGGCGTCGCCCTTCAAGCCTTTGCGCGCGGCGTCGTAAATCAGCTTTAAGTTTTTTTCGGTGGCCTCTATGCTGCGAGGCTCATATGGCAGAGACTGGAATGTCATAAAATGTTTTATATCATTGCTTTAACGATTACACAATGGCGGGTAAATAGCATATATCTCTGCGCGTATTTCTTTAGCTCTTTCCAAGGTCTTAGCTTCGCGTCGAATACGTTTTCCATAATACAGCATCTCTACGCAGTAGCGATCTTTAACCTTATATATGTTTCGCATTTCAGTAGGTCTAAAGTAAAACCCCGTATTTTGCATTTGTGTTGCCAGTCTCAAGTTACAAATTCTGTTATCTGTTTTGATCCCATTTACATGATCTATTGTCATATCCTTTGGCGGATGCTCGCCGTGCACCCATAACCATATTAGTCTATGCGCTTTATATTCGCGGCCTCTTATCGTTACACGCCGGTATCCATTCCAAGTCATAGAACCTGCGGGGCGTCCTTTTAAAGTAAGGATGTCGCCTGTGTCTGGATCAATTCGCAAAGATTGTTTGAGTTCTGCTTGAGTAATCATGCTTTTAATATTACACGCCAGGGGAGGGCCGTCAAGCTGATAAAATAATAAAAATTTCGTGCAGTCCCTGTATAGATATTCCCGCCTTCCCTCTGGCCCAGAGCCCCCTGGCCGAGCTGAATGTAAACTAAGTTTATGTAAACACGGAGCTGAATGTAAACAAATGTAAACTTAATGTTTACGTAAACATGTTTATGTAAACATGAGATTGAATGTAAACTGTATCATTATGGCACAGTTTACAATCATGCAGCTTTGTTTATGTAAACGTGTTTATGTAAACGGGGAGTTTATAATAATCATGTTTATGTAAACGCGCGGTATATAATAACTGAATGTAAACTATCGTTTGCGGTAAACGTGTTTATGTAAACAAATGTGTGACAGTTAATGTGCGCGCTTTGTTCTATTGACGCGAGCGCGCGCTTGTTTGCTGTAAACATGTTTATGTAAACAAAGGGGGCGCGCTGCTATCGCGCGCTTATAGATCGCGTGGCGGCGCGCACTGCGCGCGCTCGCCTGTTAGCGTGCCCGTTCACCGACGGCGAAAGCGTGGGTATGGTGTGCAGTTTAGTTCGTTCTGCCACCAAGCGCTTAAAGTCATTACGTGCGCGTTATGTTGCATCGCTGCGTTCCAGGCTATTACGTGTGCGTCTTGTTGCATTGTCGTGTTCCCTTTATTTGACCTTCGATGATTCGTTTATAGCGCGGCGCGCACTCTTTGTCAAATACTTTTTTACAGAAAGTGAAAATAAATTAGTTTACGTAAACATTGACGGCGCGCGCGTAATATGTTACTGCGTCTTTATTGACGCAGCGAGGGAATCCCTGGCTG